TCATTATAGTAACGCCGGGGTGGCGGAACTGGCAGACGCACAGGACTTAAAATCCTGCGGTAAGTGATTACCGTACCGGTTCGATTCCGGTCCTCGGCACTATAATGAATATGCACCTATAGCGCAATTGGATAGAGTGTCTGACTACGAATCAGAAGGTTGTAGGTTCGACTCCTACTAGGTGCATTTGTTTTTCTCGGGAAGTGGCTCAGCTTGGTAGAGCACCTGGTTTGGGACCAGGGGGTCGCAGGTTCGAATCCTGTCTTCCCGATTACAACGAAAGTTGTTTTCTGTACGGCATTAAGTTTTATGGCGGTGTAGCTCAGCTGGCTAGAGCGTCCGGTTCATACCCGGGAGGTCGGGGGTTCGATCCCCTTCGCCGCTATTTTTCCGGACCTTTAGCTCAGTTGGTTAGAGCAGGCGGCTCATAACCGCTCGGTCGTAGGTTCGAGTCCTACAGGGTCCATCTTTAAGGACCCCTTTAATGCTGTTATTGTTATCGCGGGATGGAGCAGTCTGGTAGCTCGTCGGGCTCATAACCCGAAGGTCGTAGGTTCAAATCCTGCTCCCGCAATTAGTTTCAAAATATTTGGTTCGTTGGTCTAGTTGGTTAGGACGCCTGCCTGTCACGCAGGAGATCGCGAGTTCGATTCTCGCACGGACCGTTAATAGATTGTTTAATCTATTAGTTCTTAAAGTGTCGTAGGTAATATGCGGGTGTAGTTTAGTGGTAAAACCACAGCCTTCCAAGCTGTTGTCGCGAGTTCGATTCTCGTCACCCGCTTTGCCACTGTTTTGGGCCTATAGCTCAGCTGGTTTAGAGCGCACGCCTGATAAGCGTGAGGTCGATGGTTCAAGTCCATTTAGGCCCACTATATCTGGAGAAGTACTCAAGTGGCTGAAGAGGCGCCCCTGCTAAGGGTGTAGGTCGCTAACGCGGCGCGAGGGTTCAAATCCCTCCTTCTCCGTTTTTTATATGACCCGTTGGTCAAGTGGTTAAGACACCGCCCTTTCACGGCGGTAACATGAGTTCAAATCTCGTACGGGTCATTGATGCATAAGCATCATTAAGTTAATAGTTTTACGTTTTAAGCAATGGAGGATTACCCAAGTCCGGCTTAAGGGAACGGTCTTGAAAACCGTCAGGTCGCGAAAGCGGCGCGTGGGTTCGAATCCCACATCCTCCTTAGTGGGTAGCATATGATTTATTTTTATTATCGCGGGATGGAGCAGTCTGGTAGCTCGTCGGGCTCATAACCCGAAGGTCGTAGGTTCAAATCCTGCTCCCGCAATTCGCTTCAGAAATTCTTGGTTCGTTGGTCTAGTTGGTTAGGACGCCTGCCTGTCACGCAGGAGATCGCGAGTTCGATTCTCGCACGGACCGTTTAATGGCTCGGTAGCTCAGTTGGTAGAGCAATGCATTGAAGCTGCATGTGTCGGCGGTTCGATTCCGTCCCGCGCCATTTTGGAGGGGTAGCGAAGTCTGGCTAAACGCGGCGGACTGTAAATCCGCTCCTTCGGGTTCGGTGGTTCGAATCCACTCCCCTCCATATTTAGGGATATAGTTTAAAGGTAGAACTACGGTCTCCAAAACCGTCGGTGTGGGTTCAATTCCTACTATCCCTGTTTCTACCTTTTGATCATGGCGGTATTGGTGAAGTGGTTAACACATCGGTTTGTGGTACCGACACACGTGAGTTCGATTCTCACATACCGCCTATTTTTATTGGGTTATAGCCAAGCGGTAAGGCAATGGACTTTGACTCCATCATGCGCTGGTTCGAATCCAGCTAACCCAATTGCTTTGTAAATTGAATATGGCGGTATAGCCAAGTGGTAAGGCAGAGGTCTGCAAAACCTTCATCACCGGTTCAAATCCGGTTACCGCCTTTGGTTATGCTTAAGTAATCAGGCATGTTATAAACATGCCGGTGTGGCGGAATTGGCAGACGCGCAGGATTCAAAATCCTGTTCCCAGTAGGGAGTATCGGTTCGACCCCGATCACCGGTATTAATTGTGAAGACCAGCTCTTTACTAACTCGATAGCAAGTAGCTCTGAACGTTGTTAAGTCAATGTTCAGAGCTTTTTTTATTTGTCTAACTCATTACCAGCTTGTGAAGAAAAATGGGTCACCTTTGGTCACTTTTGGAGAAAAAGGTCACCTTTTGGTCACTCTTTTTAGAGCTTAGATAGAGCCTTCATCGCCTTACTATCTTCACGCTCACGATAGTCATTTAATAGATGAATATAGACCTTAGAAGTGATCGCAACGTTTGAATGACCAAGGCGTTGTGATATATACTCAAGTGACAGACCATGTGCTATTAGATATGATGCATGGGTATGTCTGAGACCATGAAATCCGATTAGTTCCATATTGTCCAATGTTTTTCTATTTTCGGTATCGTTCATACCTTTGGATTTATTTTTTTCAAAATAAATTTTTTTGAGATATTTTCTTAGAACATTATTAGCTGAGGTATCTGAGGGAACAGTGTGCCTCTTGTTAATAAATACAAAGTTTTTATTGTTTTTAAAGCCTTGTTTAAAGAAAGTCTCACGTTGCTGCATTCTTAATAGTCGTAATTCTCGGATCAATTCGTCTGAGATAGTGATCTGTCGAACTGAGCTTTCTGTCTTTGTGGGGAGAAAGCCAGTTCTTTTTTTATAATCATAAGTTTTTTGAATATTGACTGTGTGATTTTCAAAATCAACATTATCCCAGGTCAATCCAACTATTTCAGCATACCGACAGCCGGTTCCTAATGCGAATAGAATCTCACATGCAGAAATATTTGATAGGGTAGCATTCTCTTTGGCCATGATTCTTAAACTGGATGCTACGTCAGATTCGAGATATTTTAGATCTGCAGATTTGCCTTTCTTTTTAGTTGTAATAACAACATTTCTTGTAAAATTACGGTCGATGATTCTTTCGTCAACAGCTTCTTGAATACAAGAACCAATATAACCATTAATTCGATAGATGCTATCTTTGACATGGTCTTTTGAGTAGTCATCTATGAATCCTTGATATTCCATTTTAGTAATATCTTTTAGCAAATCATCATAGAAATAATCTTGAATGAATCTTAGAGCAACCTCATACTTTGAATCAGTAGAAAGAGAGTATCTACCTAATTTATAAGTATTGATCCATGATTCAAAATACTGTGCAAAGGTGATATTTTCTGCAATATCCAGTCTTGCAACGGCACGTCTATTTTCAATCTCTCTGGCGGCATCTTCAGCATCAGACTTAGATTTGAAACCTTGCTTATTAATAGAGTGGTTCTTTCCATCTTCACCCATGTAATAAACACGGTATGCCCAACCTTTTTGCTTCTTGTAAATTAAAGTATGTTTATTTTTAGACATATTTTTCACCTCCTTTCGGTGGATTTGGGCGAAAATAAATAAGCCTACGGTGAGACTTATTTAAATTATTCAATTGTAAAAATCCTACTTCTAACCCTGCACATTTGTGTAGGGCTTTTTTATTTGGATTTATCTTTTAGCAAAATTGACTTGAGTCATACCGGCTACTTCAACTTTATCGCCATTATGTAATTTCACATTTACCTTTGGTACTTGTGACATATCAGTATCTCCACCAAGAACTTCGTTTGTTGTATCTCCAAATGTACTCTTTGGAATCACAATAAAATTACCACTTTGACCATCAACTGGTGTAACGGTATATTTGCCTTTTTTAATATCTTTACCAACTATCCAAGAACCAGTTGCCAAAGCAGTATTATTTTTCTTATTTCGTTTCTTAACTGGGGTGAATGTTGCTGAAGTTAATCCTTCGATTTTTACTTTGTCACCCTTAGCAAGTGTTGCAGTGACAGATGGCACCTGTGACATATCGGTTTCACTGCCAAGAATCTCGTTTATTGTGTCGCCGTGAAGACTCTTTTTAGGCATGGAAGAAATGTTACCACTTGAACCGTCTGAAGAAGTGATAGTGTATCTACCAGGCTTTAATTCAGAACCTACTTTATAAGATCCCGGAATCAATGTTGCTTGTTTTGCTTTTGCATAAACAACTGTTTCTTGTGTAGGATTAAAAGTTAATCCAGATGTCCCTAAAAAAGTAGTTGATAGAGTGACAGCAGCAATGCTTGATAAAAGTATTTTTGAACCCTTATTCATGATTTCCCCCTATAGAACAATATATTCAGCTTTTTAAGTCGTCAGTATTTGGACAAAAATAGTAATTAAAGATTTAATAATTCATTCTTCTTTTTATCAAATTCATCTTGAGTAATAACATTTTCATCAAGTAATTTTTTAAATTTAGTTATTTCATCTGCAGATGAGAGTTGTATAGCGTCACTTGATGAATTGCTATGCTTATAAGAATCAATTTCATTCATAATAAAATTATAAATTTTTTGACTATCAGTAACCATTTCTTTTTTGAAGGCTCTAAATACAACAATGTTAGGATCCTTAATGGCCTCAGTAGAGGAATGAAGAACACCCGATTTTTTTTGAGTAGCCAACTCAGCATTTGTAATAAATTGAATATAACCATTCATCCATATTGTTGCTTTTTTAAATTCCACAGATTTAATATCCGTATAATAAATAGTTCGATCACCTTTGAATCCTTGAGTTATATGACCTAGAAATCCTTTACGAGATATAACTACTTTTTCATTATCGGCTGTAATTTGACCATTTGTTCCCTTAACGGTTATAACCATGATTTCCCCTTAATATAAATTATATTTTTTATCATAGAATTCCACTAAATCAACTAATGCCAGTGCTTTTTGGACGGCCTCTTTGCCATAATATTCTTTACCTTCAAACCAGATTATTTTATTAATGAAGGCTTCACCCGCTCTTTGCAATAGGACATCCCTTAGATCAATCTCATTTTTTACATGCAAACTAAACACTCCTTAAAGATCAGTAGTAAAACGTATTGCTTTTCCTAAGATTCTAGCTGGATTATTACGAGTGACAATATAAGGAGAGTATGATGCATTATCTGGCATCAGCATGACAATATCCCCTTGATGTTTAATTCTTTTTAGAGTTGCCTCAGTATCACCATTGACGAGAACAGCGGCTATTTCATCATCTTCTACTTCAGGCTGCTCTCTAATCAGAACATTTGAACCGTCAGGAATCGTTGGTTCCATTGAATGACCCTTTGCTTTTAAATAAAAGAGATTACCGCTTGGTAAGGAATCAATAGGTTCATATAAATAACCTTCAATGTTTTCCTCTGCAGTGATAGGATCGCCACATGCTATTTCACCAATAATAGGAATTCTTTTGGATGGTCTTTGACTAGGAATCATCTCAAACTTTGCTGAGGTTAAGTCAGAAATGTTAATGTCATAGTGTTCAGCTAGTAATTCTAGTGAGCCAGACCTTGGCATTTTACGACCATGAATCCAGTCTGACACTGTTGAGTAGGCAACATTAATGGAATCAGATAATTTGGTAATATTTTCACCTTTAATATCCATATAACGTTTTAAGTTTTCTGAGAATATTTCTTTTATATCTTTAACCATTATTATTGACCTCATTTCATTATCTATAATATATCACAAAAAGCGTTAAAATTCTTTCTTTCAGACAAAAAGACACGCTTTAAAACAAAAAAAGATTGTATTTTCGCTAAAAGCGTGATAATCTATTGCTTGTAAAGGAGGTATGGACATGTCTGATAATAGAATTCCTATTAGAGCAAAACATACTTTAAGAGATCTCAGAGTAAGAGCCGGTCTGAATCAGACAACGGCTTCTGAGCGACTTAAAATTTCAAAGCCAACGCTCCAAAAGTGGGAAAAGGATTCATCTGATTTAAGAATTTCAGAAATAAACAGGGTAACCAATATATACAATATTCCACAAGATTATATTTTTTTTGGAAGCAATCACGCTTTTAGCAAAAAAATAAAGAAATAAGGTGATGTCTTTGAATGAATTAGTGTTTTTAAAAAACGAGCAACCAGTGACAAGTAGTTTACAAGTTGCCGAGAATTTTGATAAAGACCACAAGCATATTTTGGAATCCATTGAAAATCTCACGGTCGAAAATTCGGCAGTGAAAAATATGTTTCGAGAAGGAACCTATAAAAATAGTCGAGGTCGTCTATACAGAATGTTTTATATGACTAAAGACGGATTTACGTTATTGGCCATGGGATTCACTGGGAAAAAAGCTACACGTTTCAAAATTCAATACATCAATGCCTTCAACAAAATGGAAGAACAGATAAAGACTGGTGGTTTTCATGTTCCATCAACTATGTCGGAAGCATTAAGACTTGCTGCTAATCAACAAGATCAAATTGAACAGATGAAACCAAAAGTTTTATTTGCCAATGCGGTTGAAACTAGTGATACAAGTATTCTCGTTGGCGAACTTGCCAAATTAATTAGTCAGAATGGCGTAAATATTGGTGCTGGAAGATTATTTGAATGGCTACGGTCAAATGGTTACTTGATCGCTGGAAATCGCTCAGATAGAAATATGCCTACTCAGAGGTCAATGAACTTGAAGATATTTGAAATAAAAGAACGTACCTACAGCAACCCGGATGGTTCTGTAAGAGTGACTAAAACTCCTAAAGTTACTGGAAAAGGTCAAACATATTTTGTTAATAAATTTTTAAAGGAGATATAGCCTTGGAAAATCATGAGTACGTTTACTTTTATAAGGATGGTAATGACAGAATACCTATTCTTACTGGTGGAACAAGTAGGTTTAGTATGATTTTTTTCATTGATGAGGCAGAAAAAAAATCCTTGTCGAAGCTGTTACCTTCGAACAAGAATCTTTATGTAATGGTTGATGGAAAGGTTTTTAGAGTTTGTAAAGCAGAAAAACATTAAAAGGAATAACTAGGGAAGATGGTGTATATGATGGATTTCATGATTTTATTAATTATTTCAATAGCTATTACTGGTGTCATTTGTCTGATTGCGTACTTTGCGCATCTTTCACTGCCTTTAATAGCATTTGTTGTTGCAGTTCTAGCATTGATTGCCACTGTTCATTCCAACCGCTAATATCATAAGTTTTAGAATAGCTTTTGTATTTTTTTCTGTTGGTAATTGCATACTGATCTTTAAATAATGTCCACTTTGAAATTTTAAATGAAATCGTTAATTCAGTTATATTACCTAACTCATCGGGTAAAACGTCAAAATCACCAATGATATCAATTTTAGTAAAAGAATTTCCTTTAAGTATTCCAAACTTTCTTTCAGGAATATCCATTTGTTGATAGCGGCCGTATATCTGTTGGTAATTATTTCCTTGTTTATTCAGATGTTGATAGACATGTTTTCCTTCAACGTACGATGGAATAGTCTTTTGTGTAACCATTTCGATATTGAGATTAGTTTTAGGATCAAATATTCGCAAATCAAAGAAAGATATATCTGTTGAAGATGGATTAACGATGGATATTGAACTTGTAATCACATGTGTCATAGATTCCTTGCTGTGAGTTTCACTGTTAAAGACAAATGTGGTATCGGGAAAGTTACAAACAAAGTTATCATCCCAAGTTACAGAAATACTTTTTCTGGTTTTGAAAAAGGTATAAAGGAAACTCAGTGTTGCAATAACCAATGACCCAATAGCAATCCAATTAGTTTTTATAAAGTTCATTATTTTCACCTCGATTGTTTTGGGATTAAGAAAAGTATATCAAAGAAACACGTGTCCAAAATACGCAAAGGTCTAAATTCATGGATATGAAAGGAGGTGATTATTATGCAAATGGCGACAACAATCCCAGACAAGCAGCTTGAAGAGATGATAAGAAATGAGGTCAAAAGACAGCTTGAAGCCGAAAGTTCAGAACTGATTTATACGGATTTTAAGAATACGGCAAGAATGAGTGGCTTATATCCTAAGAGACTTAGAGCAGTATTGAATGACTCCAAGTTTAAGAAGGAATTGAGAAGTGAAAATGGAGGACCGGTTTACTATCCACGACAGGGTGGTAAATACAAATTTGATTATCGGACGTTTTCAATTTTTTGCAGAGAAAACATGGATAGAATCATGAACTTAAAAATAGCAGGAGAGTGAAAGAAATATGAATGATTTAAATAAATTACAAAAGTTTATTCCTCAAGCAAAAGAGGACTATCAATACTCAGAACTAGCTAAAAAAATTGTGATGGCTGTATCACTGGGAAAGAGGTCGGTGACTATGGCGTTCAATCAACCTTTGTCAGATGGGGCAATGGATGCATTAGAAAGTGCAAACGTTGAAGTTAACGCATCAACAACGGACTCATATACATATGAATTTGAATTTTAGGAGGAATAAAAATGACATTATCAGTTCCAAGCATACTGTGGGTACCAATTTTATCTTTTGTACTGGGATTCTTTTGGAGACCATTTTACGAAAAATCGGTTTTAAAGGATTGGAATAATCTTTTTGAAAGTTGGTTATTTTGTGATGATGATTTTAAGGAAAAGAAAAAAGCCCTCCTCAATAAGAGAAAGGCTTCAAAGATGTAGTTGTCTTGCAGGACATAAGCATCTTGTGGACGTTTGTATAATAAACAACCAAACACATGTTTATTATACAACGTCTTACTTAACAAGAAAATATAAGAGTTAGGCGTGATTTGTATGACTGATGAAATTATTAACTTTAGTGGCATATGGATCCCAAAAGAAATTTGGATGGATAGGAATCTTGGAATTATGGAAAGATTCTTTTATGCAGAGATTATAGGTTTGGCCGGTAGAAGAGGTTGCTACGCAAGTAACTCACACTTTACTAAGATACTACGAATTAGTTCAGCAAGAATCTCACAGCTTGTTAGGAGCCTCACAGACAAGAAATACATAACGGTTAAGCTCTTTTACAAGAAGGGTAAGAAACAAGTCAGTAGACGTGAAATATATCCAATAAAGACATATCCGATTCAACAACATAAAACTGATTTCACTGTTGAAGAATTAGAAAATATTGATGATTACAAGCGAGATTTCAAAGGCGTCTGGATTCCAAGAGAGTTGTTATTTGAACAAGGAATCAATAAGTCTCAGATGGCATTAATAACTGAAATTAGTAGTTTATCGTTTGGTGACTTGGGATGTTTCGCAAGTAACTCACACTTTGCTAACTTCTTAGGATGTAGTTCAGCAAGAGCTTCTCAGTTGGTTAGTAATCTTGAAGAAAAATCGTATATCGAAACTAAAAGATTTTACAATCCCGATAAGCCAAAGCAAGTACTTAAAAGAGAAATATACCTACTTAGAAAATTTAATGGGGTACTTAATAAATTTAACGAACCTACTAAGAAAATTAAATCCCCCTACTTAGAAAACTATAAAGAGAGAGAACCATTATTAGATAACCATTTAGATAAAGATACTGTCGGGAAACCCGACGGTGCTATTCCATATCAATCAATAATCGATTACTTAAATGCTCAAACCAGTAAATCATTTAAATCAACAACTATTAAATCTAGAGAAATGATTCTTGAAAGATGGAATGAAGGATTTAGACTAGATGATTTTAAGAAGGTTATTGATAAAAAAGTAATCAGTTGGCTAAATGATCCAAGCAGAAACATATATCTAAGACCACAAACTTTATTCGGTCCTAATTTTGAAGGATATTTGAATGAAAAATCTAACATCCCTGTTGGAAAAAGAACAGGGAGACAACCAATTGTTGAAATTGGTACAGATTGGAGTGCACCAGAGAATCAGGCACATGTACCAAGCAAAGATGAATATATAAAAAGTCATGAAGAAATTATGGAAGAGCTTGCTGAAATGAGGGCAAAATATGACGTTAAGTAAATTAATCGTGGGGAAACCATTGGAGGAAAAGAAAATGATAGGCAGGATAGTTCTTGCAGCTGTTGGATTAATAATAGTTTCGAGATTCTTTATAGATTGGGGAAAAACTGATGATAAATAGAACTGTTTTAGTAGGACGTTTAACACGTGATCCAGAACTTCGATACACACAAAATGGTGCAGCAGTCGCAGGGTTTACACTTGCGGTTAATAGACAGTTTACTAACTCTCAAGGTGAGCGTGAAGCCGACTTTGTTAATTGTGTTATTTGGCGTAAAGCAGCAGAGAACTTTGCTAACTTCACCCATAAAGGCTCGCTTGTTGGAATTGACGGCCGTATTCAAACACGAAATTACGACAATCAGCAAGGACAAAAAGTCTATGTAACTGAAGTTGTCGTTGATAATTTCTCCTTACTTGAATCTCGTTCAGAATCTGAAAAGAGGAGTTCTGGCAATGGTTCAAATAATTCAGACTCAAATCAAGCACCTAATTATAATCAACAAAATCAATCAAATCAGACTTCATACGGAAACAATAATAGTCAAAGCAACAACAACAATAATAATAATAATAATCAATCTAATAATTTGAACAATAATATGGGTGATCCGTTTGCTGATAACTCGAAACCAATAGATATTTCGGATGATGATTTGCCATTCTAGGGGGAATTAAGTTGATTGAAAATTTTAAAGACGAGAAACGCAACGTTTTAACTGTTGTTACAAGAAAACATGCTATTTTTTTGGCAAGACCATTATCAGAAAACAGCGATATGAAATTTGATAAAGAAACTTGGAACAATTTAAAAGAGTTTTTATCTGAGCAAGCAAATCAATGTTGGAAAAATTTCCAACCAAAAGAAGCGACAAACCGAGGTAGTGATTATAGCGAATACTACGACAGAGAGCTTGATAGTAATGGGTATCTATCTATTGGTGATTGTACTCTTTCAATTGATAGGCCAGTTAATGAAGAATTACGTTGCTACAAATTCGATAAGACCAGGATGCAGTCATTCATGTTCGACTTACTAAATAGAATAGGAGATTAATAAAATGACGAAAGTAAAAAAGCTAATAAATTTCGATTTATCAAAAATGTCCAATGGTGGTGTTCAGGAAAAATTTGAACAGGAACTTAAAAAGGTTAGTGAAAATATTCTTGACGAAAATACCGATGCAAAAAAGAAACGTTCGGTCACAATTACTTTGACATATTTACCAAATGATAATAGGGATGCCATTTCTGTGTACTCTGAAGTTAAATCTAAGCTAGTTCCACAGAATGGAGTATCAACTACATTACTTGTTGGTAGAAACGATGATACAGGAGCAATTGAAGCTAATGAATTGAAATCAGGTATCAAAGGACAAACATATATCGATGATAATGGTGATCTTCGTACAGATACCGGTGAAAAGATAGAGAATGTCGAAAATAAAGATAAACAAACTAAAGATTTAAAAGAATCATCAGAACAAGCACAAGTGATTGATTTACAAAAACAAGGTAAAAAGGCATAGGTGATAAGTATGGAAAATTTAACAAGTGAAACAATTGAGAAAATTCAAGAACTAGTAAATGCTGCCAATAGCGGAGATAGATTGGTTCAGATTCAAGGACGTAATTACACATTTAACGATTATGGAGAGCCAAAACCAGTTATTCCTCAGAATCAAAGTAAGGATTCAGTTCAAATTTCAACGTTGTCTGGAATTATTGAATTAATTAAGAATATGAATGAGCGAAAGGACAAACAATTGTTTGTTCAAGTAATATCACCAACTAGAGTTCAAGTGTTTGGTGCCATCGATGAATATGGAAGACGTGAGAAACTAATTGATTCAAAAGCAATGATTCCAGATTTTGGATTTAATCAATATTATGAGGCGGAAACACTAAATATTGCACTGCAATCACGCTTTGCTGAAACAGAAGATCGTGAACTCATTTTAAAGGTAATCGGTAATTTGAAAGAACAACAGGTTCATCAAAGTTCTGACGATGGTGTTAGTCAATCAGTTCAGATTAAAACGGGTATTGCTACTGTCGGAGCCGTTAAGGTTCCTAATCCAGTAACTATGAGACCATATAGAACATTTATTGAAGTTGAACAACCTGAGAGTAAGTTTGTATTCAGAATGCGTGAGGGAATGGAAGCAGCGTTATTTGAAGCTGACGGTGGAGCTTGGAAGAATGAAGCCATGAATAATATCAAGACATACTTAGATGATAATCTCAATGATGAGATTGAATCAGGACATGTAACAGTAATTGCTTAATTCTGTAGGGATGGTGAATTTATTATGAGAAGTAAGGAACTACCAATTGATATTGTTAACTCTTTGTCTAACAGAATTCCAATGGAAGCGTTGATGGACATAAATAAAAGAATGACAGATTGGATGGCTTCTGGTGGTAATGACACTGATGAATATATGTGGCAGCAAGCTAGATATGCTCAAAGGTGGTCCAATCGTTTGAAGAGTATTAGTTAATGGAATATCAGATAGGGGATGAATAAAAATGATTAATCCAATGTTAGGTCTTATATATCAATGCGAGATGGAATATGGCGATATATCTAACATCCCTTTATTCGATGAACGAATGATTAAAATACGAAAATATTTTAACGACGGCAAAGATCCGTTTGAATTTAAATATTATGATTTCGATTTTAGATCAGCTCAACTTATGCTGAATCAAGGAATTGATAAAGAACGAATTGCTAATGAACTGGGTGTTACTGTTACGAGCTTGAATTGCTTGATTCGTATGGGTAACTTGAATAATTCTAAGTGGTTAGAAAATCACAATGAACAGCTTAGTAGAACCGGCACATACAATTTGATTCGGGAACACAAAAAGATTGCTACAGGGACGATAAGAGAACTATCTGAGTTTATGAAAGTTCCAATTGAGAAAATTAGATATTGGAAAAGTGCTAGATACAAAGCTAGACCACATAAAGTAACGTATAAAATTTCAAAAGTTAGTTGAGGATAGACGACATATGACAAAAATAAATGACGCTGTGCTTTGTGGTGGAATGATTCATGGAGAAACCTCAATGAGTGTTAAAGATTTAGTAAAAGCTTTTCCAATTCCACTAACAAAAAAGTTTAATTATGAGGTAAAAGATATGAGCAATGTACGAGTTTTAAAGGGTTGGACAAAAATGGAACGTGAAGAATTAGAAGATGCCGTGTCAGACCATGACTTATTCCATATCTTTGGAGATATTTTTGAATCGAATAGTGGATTCACAGCTTTGAATAATAAGTTGAATTATATCGGAATATATGAAGAAGCTGGCTTTTCAAAAGATATTGCCGATTTTTATACCGGTAAGGCTAAGTTTCCGGACAAGAAATATTATGTTCACTTCATTAAGGATCAGAATGAAGATTATCAAACACAATTTACTAAAGAAGAAGTGTTGGATATCAATCCTAAATATGAACCTTTTATGGAAGTAGTTCCTGAAAATGAACTGGTGGAGGAATAAGCAGATGAATAGCAAACAGTATGAAGCAGTAGTCGAATATCTTAAAAATCTAAGTCCATTTGACGATGATGAACTCAAAGAAGAAGATGCGTATGCAGGCGCTGAGAATATCGATGAAATATTGAAGGAATATGCTGATGAGTAAAAATAAATTCGGTAATAGGATTTAAAATTGCAAAAGGAAGAGTTGGAAAATGACGAAGTTAACTAAAATAGAAAAGGCATATAACAAATGGTGGTTATCTCGATTTGATAGTAATAATTACAAAACCATTTGTTTATATAACGGAAATGAAAAAGTTCAGGAGTACACAACTGCTAATAAAAGGTATAGCGATCAAGAGGATGCTGCAAGTGCGTTTTGGGTCATAGATCGGATGGGACTAAAGGTTACTTGTATAGCAGTTGACGGTAAGAAATTTACACGGTACAAAGGCCGTTTAATCAGGGTGTTGGGATGACAAAAAATACATTAGTCGATTTAAATAATCATTTATTTGAAGAAATGGAACGCCTTAATGACGATTCATTATCCGATGAAGAACTCAATAAAGAAGTTTTAAGAAGTAAAGCTATGACTAATGTTGGGGATAAGATAATTCAAAACGCAAATGTGATGTTGAAGGCAAAGGTTGCATATGATGATATTAACAGTGCTGATTCAAATGGACGTTCACAAATTTTACTAGGTGATGATAAAGATGATAAGGATATTCACGAAAAAACAAAGTGACTTTATTTATCAAAACTATAAAAGTATTAGTAGTCAGCAGCTTGCAAATTTGGTCAATAAAAAATTTGACACAAATTTTACAGCCACACAACTTAGATCATTCAAAGTGCATCATAAATTAAAAAGTGGCTATAACAATTATTTTAAACCTGGGATGATTCCCTGGAATACGGGAACCAAAGGCTTAATGAAAGCTAATAGTGGGAGTAGAAAACCAGTTCCAATCGGTAGCAAATATATGAAGTATGGAAAAGCTTTGATAAAAACCGATACTGGCTGGAAACAATATTCCAGATATGTGTATGAAAAATATCATGACTGTAAATTAAATTCTAATGAACGTATTTATTTTCTTGATGGAAATAATCGGAATTTTTCAAAAAAGAATTTAACCAAAGTTACCAAACAAGAAATTGCCAGAATTCATCATGAAGGTTATTTTTTTAACAATCCAGAATTAAATAAAGCTGGTATTAATATTGTGAGATTAAAAATGAAAGTCAGAGAAATAGATGCTAACGACAGAAAAGATAAATGAATTAATTGGCGTGAATGATTCATGGAAGGCACCAGAGAAGCTGCTATCAACAATATTGAATAAAGATAAACGTATTCAATTATTCAAAGTGTTCCTAAAAAATGAAACGGATATGAGTTTTGACTGGTTTCATATGTATTTTCAAGATGAAGCGGCTGATCGGAAGAAGAAAAAGCAGGACTTTACTCCTCAATCGGTTTCAACAATCATGAATAAGTTAGTTAATACAAAAGACGATAATTATTTTGAACCTGCCGCAGGAACTGGTGGAATTGTGATTGATCATTATTATCAAAAATGTTTAAAGCAAACGCTTTGGGACTATAGACCTAGTGAACATTATCATATTTTAGAAGAACTATCAGATAGAGCGATACCGTTCTTACTTTTTAATTTAGCAATTCGTGGAATGAACGCAACTGTGATTCAAATTGACAGTTTATCCAGAGAAAAATGTAAGGGTATCTTTTTCGTACAAAACGTTAAGAATGATGCATTAAGCTTTAGCGATATAAACATAATGCCTTATTCAGAAGAGGTCAAAAAAGAATTCAATATTAAAAGCTGGAGTGACGAACGCTATCCAGAACATATTGAAAACAAATTGGAGGAAGTATTTGATGCAAAATCAATTGAGCGTATCAAGGAGATTCGCTAATAATGCAGAAATGTATTATAGAGCTGAAGATGGATCAACCAGAAAAATTAGCAGACAGAATTTAATAAAAAAAGTTAGAGGTATGACATTTTATGATTACTATAAATGGTTCATAGCAACTGAAAAAGAAGGCAAAGTTAGAGGCGTTACTTTAGATAAATATCTTGCGTCCTTGGAACAGATTAAAAAAATTGCTCCTGATATGTTACTAATTGATTTAGAAAATAATCGTCAAAATTTGCAGTTTATATTGGATGGTTACGGAAAAACACATCAACGCTTGACCGTTATGGATTTTAGAACTCAAATTGGTGCGGGTTTAGGCTTCGCGGTAGATGATGGATATATTCGAGGATATGCAAAAACCGGAATCGTAATTCACTCTGTCGAAGAAACATGGACCCCTGAACAAAGAGCAGCGGTAAAACAAAAGGTTAAAGCATTTAGTGCTACGCAGTTTAATAAATTTAAGTCTTATATTGACTTCAAGTTGGATGCTATGTTAGATCAAGAACCAATTTATCACGGTGAGGACTATACGAAATCAGCAAAGGGAAGAGGTCAAAGCAGTAGCTATCAGATGTATTACATGCTTTACGCCGTATTAATTCATACAGGGGCTAGATTTGCAGAAGCGTTAGGATTTCGGTACACAGATGTAGAACGTGATTACTTAAATATTTCAAAAACTTGGAATTATAGAAAGCCTGAGGGAGAATTTCAAAATACCAAAAATGTTGGTTCGATACGACACATAACAATTGATGAAACACTTTATTCATTACTAAAAAAATATTATCAGTTTAAAGAAAAGTACGATATTCCCAATGATCCTAGTAGGCCACTTATTAATGAAGGTGTAAGAATATTTAATAGTACGGTTAATAATCAGCTTGAACTTATTGAAAACCATTTAGGATTGCCAAGATTGACTGCACATAAGCTAAGACATAGTTATGCTTCATATTTGCTTTATCAAGATATTCAACCTCAAATTGTTGCTAGACAGCTTGGACATACGGATACGAGTATGCTCTTTAAAGTATATGCTCATATTCTTGAGGAAAAGAAACGAGCATCAGATGAAAAAATCAAAGGGTTGCTGTCTTAGTCAATAACTACTTTTGGTGATAAAGGATTAAAAGCCCGCTGGTTAGTCTTTATGAAAGGATTAGAGGGATGAATATAAAAGACAAACAAAAGCTAAACATGGTTAATTCTAAAATATCCGATTTAACTACAATGGTTAAAGAAAATAAGAACTTTTTGACAGAAAATGTAATGGATAAGTCTACGTTCAGCACATTGTTGAAGACTTTAGAATCTGTAAGTTCTGAATGTAGTATTAAGAATAGAAAATTAGGATATGGCGTACAGGAAGATGATTAAGGAATATCAAAGAACTGAATTAATAAGGGCTGAACAATTTGATGGATCTCAAGAAATGATTAAGAATTATGATCTCCAATTAATTGATTACGATATCAAAGAGACAAGATTCGGTCCGATAGCTATTGAATTGAGTAAAAAGCGACCAAGATATTTTATTAAATCGTTGGAAGAATTTTTAGAACTAAAAATTAGTGATTGGATTGTCACGGGTGCCAATGGTGAACATTGGGCAGTTAGAGATAAAGTATTTAGAAAAAAATATGTAGAAGTTAAATAATGCCAATATCGATATCTGAATTTTTTATTCTGGCTTTTATATTCATTGTCTTAATTGCTTGCTATCAAATCTCTAGGCAAAATAAGTTACTCAGAAAGCAAAATGATGACTTAACAAAAAATTATAATCAAAATGTTAAAGATTATGAGATCGTGGCTAAACAAAACAAACTAATGAAATCTAGTTTTAAAGAAATAATTGGAATAATGAAAAATGTCGGTAACGATCAGGAGAAAGACAGATGATTAGACAACAAATTGTTTTAAAATAGTCTGGATTGTGGGTATACACGTACGATGATGGCAAACTCGTTAAGCTAAAAAGAGCTTATCCAAATAAGGATTGTATTGTAAAGATGGATTCAAATTTTATAAATTAAGTGAGACTGAAGTAAGTATTGATTTTAGAGAGGGAGCTGCAATATTTTTAATTAATTTGAAGCTGCTTTCAATAAAAGACATCGATAATAACAATGGGAAGGGATTACAGGGATGAAAGAAATAAGTTTAACACCAGAATCTATTAAGGAGCTTGCTACTGAAATTATAAATATTAGTGACAAGAAAACAGATAATGAGCGAGGTAAGGAATTACGAAATGTGAAGATTCTCTTGGTGAATTATCGATACTTACAAAATCATCTTGATGTAAAACTTCCTGAGATAGACATAGATGGTGAACTATCTAGAAACCAATTAAGTTTGTATGCGTTGCTTGGATATAGAGAACGTTCCAGAGAAATGATGGAATTCGTTAATGAAGTTCTTGGTAAGTATAAAAAAATATGTATGTCTGGTAATGATGCTGACAAAAGAAAGTTCGGTATTATTGACGGCTTGTATCTAAGTGAGAAGAGAAAGAGTAAGCAGTGGCTATGCGAATATTGGAACATAGACGATTCGACTTTAAGAAGAGATCAGAAAAAAGCATTCGGTGAATTAAAAGTCATGCTGTTTGGGATTGATAGCCTTAATGACATTTCTAGATGAATGCACATTTCATGCACAAAAGACGACGACAAAACCCTAATTTAAAAGCTTATATTAGTATTGTAGATAATTTCGGTAAGGATTATCTATAATACTTTTTTGTAGCACTTTGTTGACCTCCTTTTCTATAATATGTTTTCGATTAGTTAATGCCAAAGCTTAACTCAAGTTTGGACTGAATCAGTTGGGGTTTACAGCAGGGATGACCTCTGTAATTGATGGTTCGATTCCATCCAGTCCATTTTGCTAGCCGTGAAACTTATACCACTATTCGTACGTGGTTGACACCGTGATGATGAGGGGTCAGACGTGATACCGTAAAGGTTAGTAGTAGTGTGATAGTTTAATGGTAAAACACTGACAGTGTCGGCGATGCAGGTTCGAGTCCTGCTCATGCTATTGTGGGAGTGCCAGCTTCCACGTTAAAAGTATTAAATATTTGAGTTCCTCCTTTCGGATATAATTGGGCTGGTTAATCCTAGCCAATATTGTGTAGTAGCCAAGTGGTAAGGCAACAGACTTTGACTCTGTGAGCATAGGTTCAACTCCTATCTGCACAATTGATTGTCGTAAAGCAATCATAAAATATAAAAGAAAGAGCTTTTAGTTCTTTTAATTTGCAAACAACAGCAGTAGTCAGTGGTGAAAAGGGTAACACAGGATGATGAGATAGTGTAAAGGGCTATTGATATGTATATCGCCTCCGTTTGATACGACTCTAACGTAGCGTACGTAGTCGAGAGCGTGGCAAGACAATTCAAACATGCATGGTTCGATTCCATACCTGACGATGGTTCCAAAATAATATATAGGTGGAGAAACCCTATATTTACTAGAAAACACTATCTTAATCGATGGTGTTTTTATATAATCTTCTTGAGAAACTTTTCAGGAGGAAATTAATGGTAGTATACTCGGAGATATCTAATATGCTTAAAGACATTTCAAAAATTGCAAAGAAAATCAATGATTCAGAATTGAATTCTTCAATTATTGAACTTCAAGGACAAGTAATGGATTTATATAATGAAAACATTGAATTAGTTCATGATGTTGCTACATTAAAGAAAGAAAGAGATATTACAAAACAAGTAGCATTTGGTAAAAATGGATACGTATTTGTCAGTGATGACGGACCATATTGTCCCGGTTGTTATGGAAGTAAAAACAATCTTGTTAGATTAACCCCGGATGGAAGTTCAAGACATTATTATAAATGTTCTAGTTGTAAATCAACATTTGATGTTCCTGCATCATAAAGATTTGCCTATTTGAATTTGTAACCACTTCTTTCAAGATTGAAATTATTTATTGAATCATATAAAAAATAGGATATATATATGATTGATAGTCTGACAATTTATTTGTTAGTTGATTTTATTACAGTGCTAATAATATCGATATTAATTACTAAATACTTTAAAGATAAATAATTAGAGGTCACATCAAACGATGTGGTCTTTTTATTTACAAAAAAGCCACGATAAAAGTTGTAGCAATTTAAGCGTTCAATTTAGATTTTAAAGCATCGGAAAAGTTAACATCAACATAGATAGTTATGTATCGGTTGGAAGGTTGGTATCTTATTAGTTTCCTTAGCTAATAAAATTGGTTCGATTCCAGTAGCCGAAATAGATTGGAGGTATGTCAATGAACAGACTACAAAAGAAACACATCAAGGAATATCTTGATGAGAACAGGATGAGCATGGATGAGATACAGCAAGCCTTCCTTGACTCATTCACAATGAATCAAGTATCTAATGAGGAAGCTGCTGCTCTGTTTGTATCACTGATGCGCAACATGCTACTCATGCCACACAACGCTGCTCAACTGGAAGAGTTGGATATTGATCCTAAGAAGCTGAGTGTTGACGCCATCACTGAACTAATAGGTGTATGGGCTAAAGAGTATATCAAAGGTATGAAGAAGTAACATGAACTTAATGACTGATGACATGTTACATAAACTAAGAGACTGGATTGCTAATGATGATGTGATTAAGTTCTATCACACAAGAGAGTGGCAACGAGTGAGATCGGCAAGGCTGAAGTTAGATCATGAAGAGTGTCAGGTATGCAAGACACAAGGCAAGCATACACATGCTACTACTGTTCATCACATCAAACATGTTCGTGATTATCCTTTACAAGCATTAAGTTTAAGTAACACCGAGACGATATGCAGGGTACATCATAATCAGGAGCATCCAGAAAAGTTAGAAGCATTTCATAAAGACAAATTTGAGAATGAAGAACGTTGGTAGCACCCCCCCGGTCAAACCAAACGGCAAATCCCTTGGGGAGACAAACAACGGGATAGGGTGAAGACTTAACAAATTTATTGATTCTCACATGAGAGGGGGGTGTATTAAAAATTGTGGTTGGAAAGAAGGCAATAAATGCTAAGCATTTGAGAGAATCGTTGCAAAATCAACTAAAATCCATGGAAGCTGATACACCTCATTTTGAGGATTTGGTAAATGATTATGTTAGTTTTTTTGATATAAAAAATGACTTAATTAAAGATATTAAAGCTCGTGGTGTATCAATTGAGTGGAAAAACGGTGACAAACAACATGGTTTTAAAAAGAATGACTCGATATCAGAGCTAGTAAAAGTTAATGCACAGATGTTAAAAATATTACAGCAACTACATATTGAAACGATTGAAGGTGAGCCTGAAGAAGATGACGATTTCTAAAGTAAAATATCATCCTGCTATCGATGAATACATGAATGGTGTTTTATCTGGTAAGATCGTTGCCTGTAAAGAACAAATCCAATTAATGCACTTTCTAATTGATAAATTGGCTGATCTACATGCTGTTTTAAGAACTGATTTGATAGATGCGGCCTTGGAGAATATTGAAAAACATTTTGTATGGAAACTTCTTCCATGGGAAAAATTTATTTTGGCCTTTGTACATGGAGCATTTTATGATGATGGAAGCTTAATGTTTGATGAATTTCTAGTTCTGTTAGGTCGTGGTGGTGGTAAGACTGGTTTCATGTCAGTTGAAGAGTGGTTACTAGCTAGTAAGCAAGGTATTAGAAATTATGATGTTGATATTGTAGCTACTTCTGAAGAACAAGCCACTACTTCTTTTAATGAAATTTGGGATTTGCTTGATAGTAATCCACGTAAATATAAAAAATATTTTCAGTGGACTAAAAAGCTAATTAAATATAAAAAAACTAATTCTAAAATAAAATACCGAACTAGCAACGCTAATACTAAAGATGGTGGGCGACCTGGTGCGGTATTTTTTGATGAAATTCACGCTTATAAAGATGAAGAAACTATCAACGTTTTTACTTCCGGACTTGGTAAGAAACCTTATCCACGTAGATTTTACATGACCACTGATGGATATAATCGTGAGGGCTTCTTGGACAATTTGAAAGATGAGAGTGAGATGGTTCTTGCTGGCGAACGTCCTAAGCGAAGAATGTTTCCGTTCATTTGTAAGCTTGATAGTCCTGATGAATGGGAAGATGAAACAATGTGGGAAAAAGCTAATCCATCATTGATTTATTTTCCAACGTTAAAACAAGAAATGGAATCAGAGTTTGAAAAAGCTCATGATCGAGATCAGGCACGTATCGAATTTATGACTAAGCGGATGAATATTCCAGCAAGTAAGGCACAATCACCTGTTGCCAGTTGGGATAACATCAAGGCAACTAACCAAACTACTCCAGATTTACGTGGTAGAAGTTGTATTGTGGGAATTGATTTTTCTGACACAATGGATTTCTGTGGTATAGGTTTGTTATTTAAAATTGGGAATAAATATTACTGGAAACACCACTCACTGATTAACTACAAAGCACTGGAACATAGGAAGTACAAAGTTCCACTAGATGTAGCAAAAGAAAAAGGATTTATTAAAATTATTGACGACGAAACCAACCGGCCTAAGTACGTAGTTGATTGGATATTGGAACAAGCAAAATATTATGACATCAAGGATATTGCAGCCGATACGTTTAGACGAAATTACTTACAGCAAGAGTTTACTAATAATGGTTTTGGCGAACTATTAGCAGCAAGAACCGGTATCAAAACACATACTGATCTGGAAAATACGATTGATGATTTGTTTGCTTATCATAATATTGTTTATGTTGATGATGACTTTATGATGCGCTGGTATACAAATAACGTTTATAAAGATCGTGATAGCAGAGGAAATATTGAATATAAAAAAATTGAACCAAAGCTAAGAAAAACAGATGGGTTCTTTGCGTTTCTAAATGCATTCCAATTTAGAGATAAACTAGATGTTCCGGTTGCTACATATCACAGAACATTAAGAACTCATACTTACTAGAAAGGAGGTGAGCGGTTGGGATTTTTTGATTTATTTAAAAATAATGAACCAGTTAGAGTTACTGAGTCACAACAAGCCATAGACCTACGAAAAAAGCAGTATAAGTTGTTTGAAGATTACATTAATTCTTCGACAACTAATACTGCTTTTAAGTTATATGCAATTCAGCTGTGTATTAATCGAATTGCTAATGCTTTAGTGAAATGTGATTTTCAAACCTTTAAGAAGGGCGAAAGATTTCAAGGGGATGTTTGGTATCAATTAAACATTGAGCCTAATCAAAATCAAAATGCAGCTGATTTTTGGAATAAAGTTATTTATCAGATGGTAATGAACGAAGATGGAGCCTTAGTTATTCAATCAAGAGTTGACGGATCATTGATAGTAGCAGATGATTTTACGTTTCATGAATATGCTTTTAAACCAAATATTTACTCAAATATTTTAGTTAATAACTATTCTATGAACAGTAGTTTTTTGGAAAATGAAGTATTTCATTTGAAACTGAATAACTCAAAAGTTAAATCTTTGTTTGACGGTATCTTTGAGCAGTACGGCTCATTGCTGAATGGCGCAATTAAAAACTATAACAGGAGTAATGCGATTAAGTACGCTTTGAATATTGATTCCACATTTGACCAATTAAAACAGAAACCGGTTATTGATGAGAATGGTACTCAAGTTACTGATGAGAACGGTACTCCGTTAACTGAATATGACACTGTTATTGATGATTTGTTTGGTGAACGTTTAAAAGGGGTCTTTAGTGATAAAGATTCAGTTACACCTTTAGAATCTGGTTTAACGCTTAATGATTTGAATTCAACTGGTAACAGTAAGTCCTCAGGCAGTGCTGCTAACAAAACCACTAGAGATATTTCAGCAATGGTCAGTGACATTGTAGATATGTCAGCTGATGCTTTTATGATTCCTCGTGGATTGTTAAAAGGTGATACAGCTGACATTGACGGAATGACCGATAACTTTATCTCATTCTGTATCAATCCGATAGCTGAACAAATTGAAGATGAAATCAATCGAAAAATGTTTGGTCAAAAGAATGTTTCCAAAAGAACATACTGCAAGATTAGAACTGATAAGATTAGAAATTACGATCTCACTAAGATTGCTAATTCTGCTGAATTGATTAGTCGTATTGGTGTTTGGTCTGTTAATGACATTTTGAATTTTATGGATTATGAACCAATCAAGGAAGATTGGGCTGATAAACATATTATTAGTAAGAATTACAGTCTGGTTGAAGATGATTTGAAGGGTGGTGAGAATAATAATGACGAAGGAAATGAAAATGAAAAAGATTAAAACTGTTTTTAATTTAGTACAAAATGAAAATGAACCTGCAAGACTAAATTTATATGGGTTCATTGGTCAAACATTTTGGAATGAAGATGAGCAATCAATTACTGCTAAAGCAGTTGCAAAAGCCTTATCAGAAATTGATAGTGATGAAGTCGATGTTCATATTAATTCTTATGGCGGTATAGCATTCGAGGGTATCGGTATTTACAACCAACTTAAGCAATCAAATAAAAAAATTAATATTTATATTGATGCAATCGCTGCAAGTGCCGCATCAGTCATTGCAATGGCTGGCGACACTATTTTTATGCCAGAAAATGCTCAGATTATGGTACATCATGCTGCTACAGATGTTTATGGAAATGTGGAAGAATTAACCAAGGCCATTCAAGGATTGAATGCTATGGATGAATCCATGATTAAGACATATGAAACAAGATTCGTTGGCACAGAAGAAGAATTAATCAAGCTGATGGATGATGAAACATATCTGAATGCTGAGGAAGCTATTGCCTTGGGATTTGCAGATGAAATTGTTGATTCAGCAGCAAATGATGACGAGGATTCTACTGAAGAAAATGTTAAACAATCATTATTTGCTAAGTATTCAGGTAATCAAATGGTTGCTAGAAAAAATTCTAGAATTACATCAGCTCAAATTACATCAAATGGAATTCAATATGAAGAAAAAGTACCTATTGAAGACAATCATGAGACAACAGCCGAATCAATGGCTAGTAAATTTGCTAAATTTATTGCGGAAGAAGGAAATTAATAAATGAAAAATCCAGATTTAAATACACAAGAAGTAAAAGATGCACGTATTGCTATGTTTAAGGCAATGCGTGATGGTGATGACAATGCTCAAGAAGAGGCGTTTGGAGAGTTTGCAACATCTTTACAAAATTCAATCGGTGCTACTGCTATGAAGCATGTTCAACAAATGAATACAGAAATGAATGATGAAAAGATTCTTGAAACACGTGGAATTCGTAGACCGATGACCTCCAACGAACGAAAGTTCTTTGCGGATGCTGCTAAAAAACAATCATTCGAAAATTTAGATGAAACACTTCCTGAAACAGTAGTTGAGGACGTATTATCACGTATTAAGGAAGACCATCCATTGCTAGCAGCTATTGATACTCAAAATGTGACAGCCTTGATGAAATTAATTTATGCTGATCCTACTAAGAAAACAGCATTCTGGGGCACAGTACCATCAGACATTAAACAAATCTTGTTAGATGGATTTAAAACATTATCACTAGAATCAAGCAAACTATCTGGATTTCTTGCCATTCCTAAAGGATTCTTCAAGCTTGGACCTGCATATTTGTCTGAGTATGTAACAACATTTTTAGAGGAAACCATGAGTGCAACGCTTGAAACAGCAGTTGTTCAAGGAAATGGGAAACTTCAACCAATTGGTATGATTAAGAAATTAAGTGGTGCCGTTGACGGAGTTTATAAAGATAAGGAAACAGTTGCTGTAAATGATTTGAAGCCATTGTCATTAGCTGGAATTCATGCAGCTTTAACAAAGGCCAAGACAGCTAATGGACCAATTTCAGTTATGGTTAACCCTATGACATACTGGTCAAAGCTATTCCCACAATTGGCTGTTAATGATGCTGACAACAACTGGCATTTAATTACTTTGCCAACTGGAGATACAATTATTCAATCATATGCAGTTCCAGAGGATAGATTAATTTTTGGATTTACAAAAAATTATGTATTAGGTGTTTCGGGTTCTGTTGAGTTTAATCAATACGATCAAACCTTAGCAATCGAAGACATGTATTTATTCATTGCTAAGTTTTTTGGTATGGGTGTTGCCAAGAATCAAAATGCATTCTTTGTTGCTGATATTTCAGGTATGGAAGGCGCTAAGGTTCCAGAACTTGAAGGAGATCCAGATGTACATAAAGCCGGTAAAATTGGTGATGTAACGGAAGAAGGCTCTTTTGATTCAAAGGGAACAACTAAGCCTACGACAGATCAAACTGTAGCTGAAATTAAAGCGTGGCTAGATAATCAAAAGATTGATTACACAGGGAAGACATCCAAGGATGACCTATTATCCTTAGTCCCAGCTGAATAGCTTGTGGAGGTAATTAATGGATTATAGAGTAGACGATAAGTTGCTAACACAAGTAAAGAGTGAACTTCAAATTACCTTTACTGAACGTGACGACAGCTTGAGAAAAGCTATCCAACGAGGGATGGCGTTTATTTCCAGTCGAGTTGGACCGGTTAAATTTGTGGGTGATACAGAAACAGAGATTGTAGCAAATGATTTGCTAATGAATTACTGTCGCTATTATTGGGATGGCTATCGACAGATGTTTCCGATTGATTATCAAAGCGATATCCTACATCTTCAAATTCTAAATGGTTCATCTAGGAGGTCTTTCAATGAAGCGAAGGCTGACTAATTTTACCGATGGTGTTTTACACTACGGAACAATAAAAACTAAGCGTAACGAACTGAAAGAGAAAATTGGCTTCGATTTAATCGAAGCTGGATTTCTCTTTTTTGATTACAAACAAATCCGTCAAGAAGATGAAGAATTATTCGATTCTGGAAAGGATCAAACATCTAATTTAAAGGTTGAAACTTTTTTTGTTCCAGGAATCGATAAAAACATTCAAAAAGTAGCTATCAATGATGATTACTATGAAATTGAATACATCGATTTGTCCACGGATAGACAAAAAATGTTCTGGTATTTAACTAAGGAAGGAAACCTAAATGAAATTTAATGACACATTAAATCTTGATGAATTCATTGAAATTATGAATGCACAGGCTTATCCACTTTTTGATACCTCTTTAGGAAAAGACGAAATTGTTTCAAATAAATCCTTCTTTGTTTATTCAAAGAAGGGTGCTATCAGACCTTCGGATAACGATAGAAATCAATTTCTGAAGGATTTCACATTATCATTTGTCACACGTGATAGTTCAACAATCAATGTCTTGTCGCTTGCTGAAAGTCTTAAAAAAGCTAGATTACGCTTCACAGGCTCTGAAGTGGAAAATGGTAAGTTTACTGATAGCAACGAAGAGGCCGAGATGACCACTCTTAATTTTGTTCATGTAATCAAAGTAGGTGAGTGGTAATAATGGCAGAATATTTCTTAAATTATGATAAATCTCAAGCTATTCAAAATGAAATGGCTAAAATTCCTGATAAGGCTGAGAATGCTGTTAACAAAGTTGTGCATAACTTTGGGGCAAAGGAAGCTATTCAAGACATCATAAAATTTATGCCAGTATCAAATCGGGATAAGAAACATGCTAAGACATCTAATTCACTGAAATTGGACATGCTGAATTTGGGATTTAGAATTTATGCTCGTGGCGGTGCAGCAAAGAATAAGGGTAGTTTCGGCTACCTGGTATTTCCTAATGATGGTATTGGACCGCATAATTTCATTGACCAAAGGTTCTTTGAACAAGGTGGGGATGCTGCATCAAATAAAATATTTAACAAAGTAATGGAAGCATTGGAAGATGCTTTACAACTCTAAGGAGAAAATAAATGGCTGAAGAATATACAACTTTTGATGAATACAAAGTAACTGATGCTGCTATTAAGTGGCTTGAGGATAATAAGTACATTACACCTGCGGTTAAGCTGGGATGTACAGGAAAACTTGAAATTGAAACAACTTTAAAAACGGTTGTTAAAAAATGTGAAGGTGACACGGTTAGATCCGTTGATATTCCTACACAACTAAAATGTAAATTTACTGGACATATGCCAGTCGAAAATTTGCGTAAAGTTTGGGGATTGAAGACAGACGGGTTAAAAAAGGGCGTATATGCCTATGGAACAGATTCACGTCAAGGTCGTGGAATTATGTCCTTTAAGGTTCTTGACTTGGACGAAGTGATGGCAATGCTACGTGCGTTTCCTAATATGCAATTTTCAGGTGGTATGACTTGGGAATTAGAAAACGGCGGTGAAGAAATTGCCGAAATAGAGCAAGAATTTATTGCTATGAAAGACGATAATAACAAATTTTTCTACGAAGCACTTCAAAGTGAAGTTGATACAGACGTAGCAGATAAATGGTTGACAGACTTTACACCAGACTTAGTAAAGGCCGTAGCACCAGCATCTTCTACAACAACATCAAAATAATAAAGAGGTTTTAAGATGATTGATGAAATTACACTAAATAATGGCGAAAAAGTAAGAATTAAGCCAAAAATTTCAATTAAAGCATTAAGAGTTTTTCAGGATAAAGGGCTCTTGCCAGAATCCCTATTACAAGCCTTTGTTGGTGCAGATAAGGAACCTAAAAAAATGGAGCCTTATCTTATTAATTCAACTTGGATTGCTTATTTGAATGCCAATCCTGATACGAAGATGAGCCAAGATGATTTTGAAGATAAATTGGATTTGGACTTTGAACAATCAGGTAAGATTCTAACCGAGATGATTAGCGGTTCGGCCAAAGCAGATGCTAGATTTGCTAATGGATTTAAACGTTCAACAAAAAAAGGAAACGGCAAGGACAGGAAAAGAAAGCACCGAAAATAATTATTGACGACGTAGAAGATTTATTTAGCTTCTACGTTTTTTTTATAGGAATTGAGCCTGAAATTGCCGAAAATTGGCCAATTAGCAGTTTGAACAAATTGGCAATTAATAAAGTTGAAGTAGAAAATTATTTAAATTCATAAATTAGAAGGGAGGTTATTTAAGGGCAAACGGAAAAGAGATTCAACTTGAATATAAGGTAATTAATCAGCAATTCAAATCTGCTATTAAAGAAAATAGTAACGCAATGACTTCCTTAAATAAGCAGTTTGCATTGCAAAAAGAGCAAATGCGAAACACTTCTAGTGAGTCGGAAAAGCTCGATGCTAGCCTAACTAAGCTAAATAGCCAATATGAGCTAGCTAAGAGTAAGACTCAGATCACATCTGAAGCTCTAGAAAATGTTAAGAGAGTTACGGGTGAGAATTCTGAAGAAACCCGTCTTTGGACAAACAAATTATTAACCGCCGAGAAACAAGAAGAATCTTTAAAAAATAGAATTACCGCAACCAATGAGAAATTAAATGAGGCTAAGAAAGCTGAAAGTGAAGCGGCTCAAGCATCTCAAAAAAGGCAGGCCACTTTAAAATCACTTGCATCGGAACAAAAATCTCTTGAGACATCTTCTAGTAATCTTTCAAAGGAATATCAACTGGAAGTAGCACAACTTGGGAATAATGCTAAGGCCAGTGATAAGGCTAGATTAGCAAAGCAATACTATGCAAAACAGGAACAAGCTACGGCTGAACAGGTTAAGAATTTAGAGAAACAACTTGAATTGGCCAAAAAAGAATATGGTGAAAATTCTCAGCAAGTACAAGATTTAAATGGCAAGTTATTAGAGGCTAAGAAGGCTAACCAAGACTTTGCTAATTCTTATGCCGACTCTACTAATAAGATGAAGAATTTTGGATCAGCAATGACTAACGCCGGAGATAAATTGAAATCTGTCGGTAAGGGTATGACAGTTGGTGTAACTGCACCTATTGTTGCTGGTGTTGCCGCTTCGGTTAAAGCTGCTAGTGATTTTGATAGTGCATTTACAGGCGTTAAGAAAACTGTTGATGAGGTAAAAGATTCTAACGGCAAAGTCAAAATATCTTATAAAGATTTAGAGACTGGCATTAGAAACATGGCCAAAACGATTCCAGCCACTACAACAGAAATTTCTCATGTTGCTGAAGCGGCTGGACAATTAGGAATTAAAACACCTAATGTTTTAGGCTTTACCAGAACAATGATTGACATGGGACAAGCAACCAATATGTCATCAGAAGATGCTGCTACTGCACTAGCTAAATTGGCCAACATCACTGGTATGCCACAAAAGAATTTTGATCGTTTAGGTTCGGCAATCGTTAACTTAGGTAATAACATGGCTACGACCGAATCCGATATCGTTGATATGTCATTGAGACTTGCCGGTACTGGTCATCAGGTTGGATTAACTGAATCGCAAATCACTGGTTTGGCAGCTGCTATGTCATCTGTTGGTATTCAAGCTGAAGCCGGTGGTGGCGCAATGTCTCGTGTCATGCAAAAAATTAATACTTCCGTGGCTAGTGGCGATAAGACCTTAGGACAATTCGCCAAAGTCTCAGGAATGTCATCATCACAATTCAAGCAACATTGGAAGAGTGATGCTTCCGGAGCAATTGTTTCATTTGTTAAAGGACTTGGTAAAGCCAAAGCTAGTGGTAAAGATGTCACCTCAATGCTAAAAGATATGGGAATTAATTCGACACAAGAAATCGATACTATGTTACGTCTTTCTGGTGCCGGAGATACTTTATCTAAAGCTTTGAAGATTTCAGGTGATGGTTGGAAACAGAATACCGCTTTGACACAGGAAGCTGAGAAACGCTATTCAACTTTCAGTTCCAAACTGAAGATTGTTAAGAACAAGGTTTCTGATTTAGGTATCGAATTCGGTGGTCCTTTGATGGATGCACTAAGTAATGTGTTGGATGGTTTAGAACCGGTATTCAAAGTGTTAGAAAATATTGCCAAGGCATTCAACAATGCAAGCCCAGAAACACAGCAATTTATTATGGCAATAGCCGGTGTTGCTGCTGCAATAGGGCCATTATTAGTAACTATTGGTTCGGTAATTAGTGCCATAGGTGCAATAGCCAACGCATTAAAAGGCATAAAATTGGCAACGGCCTTAATGACCGGTGGTATAGGCGCAATTATAGCAATCATAGCTGTTTTGGTGCTGTATATAGTTACTCATTGGGATCAAATAAAAGCTAAAACTGAAGAAGTTTGGAATGCAATTTCTACAACAATTTCAAACGTCTGGAATTCGATAGCTACAGCGACATCTAATATTTGGAACTCAATCACTTCATATCTATCAAATCTGTGGTCAGGTACCGTTTCAACAGCAAGTAGTATATGGAACGGATTGGGTAGCTTCTTTAGTGGACTTTGGACATCAATAAGTACAGCAGCAAGTAGTATATGGAACTCAATTACCTCGTACCTATCAAATCTATGGACAAGTACCGTCTCGATGGCTTCAAGCATATGGAATGGATTAGGAAACTTCTTTAGTAATTTATGGACATCGATAAGTACAACAGCAAGCAGTATTTGGAATTCAATTACCACTTATTTATCAGGATTATGGACAAATATTGTATCAATCGCATCGAGTATATGGACTGGATTAGTCAGCGTAATCACTGTTATTTTTATGACAATTCAGTCTGTCATTCAAGGTGTATGGCTATTTATAACTTCTTGGTTACAGTGGGCTTGGCAAGCAATCGTTGCTTTAACAGCACCAATATGGCAACCATTAGTAGAATTCTTTAGTCAAATGTGGCAAATTATTTCTACCACAGCCCAAAGTGTATGGACATTCATAACTAATACCTTGAGTATTATTTGGACGACTATAGTTACTACGGCACAAACGATTTTCAACGCATTAAGTAGTTTCTTTACCACGATTTGGAATGCTATTTCTACTGTATTTATAACGGTAACTTCTGCAATAGAAAGTAGAGTTGTGACTATCTGGCAAGCAATTGTTAGTGTTACAACGAGCGTTTTTAACAGCATAAAAAATATTATTACAAGCATTTGGCAAGCCATTGTTTCGGTAACGACTTCGGTACTTAATTCTATTAGTTCAGCAGTCTCAGCCGGATGGAATGCAGTCAAATCAGTAACAGTTTTGGTGATGAATGCGATTAAATCGGCGGTTTCAGCTGGATGGAATGCAGTCAAATCCGTGACAACTTCGGTGATGAATGCTATCAAATCAGCAGTTTCAGCAGCTTGGAATGGAATCAAATCCGTAACAACTTCGGTGATGAATGGAATCAAATCGGCGGTTTCAGCTGGATGGAATGCCGTTAAATCTGTAACATTGTCTGTTTTAAACGGAGTTAAATCGACAGTATCCAGCATTTGGAATGGAATCAAATCAACAATTTCAAGTGTCGTTAATGCAATTAAATCATTAGTAAGTAACGCTTGGAACAATATCAAATCAGTAACATCAAGCGTTTGGAATGGAATCAAGTCAGCAATGGTTGGTCCAGTTCAAGCCGCTAAATCGACTATTTCTGGAATTGTTAACGCAATAAAAGGATTTTTCTCGGGAATGCACCTTAGAATTCCTAAGATTAGCTTGCCACCATTGCCACACTTTCATTTATCCGGAAAGTTTAGCTTGAAACCACCATCAGTACCACACTTGTCTGTAAGGTGGAATGCTATTGGTGGAATCATGAAAGCACCAACGATTTTTGGAATGAACGGTGGAAACCTTCAGGGTGGTGGTGAAGCCGGACCCGAAGCAATTCTTCCATTAAATTATAAAAATCTATCTGCAATTGGTAATCAGATTGTACAAGCTACAAATGAAAGAATTAACAGACCCGTCACACAGAATGTTCAAATGACTTTCTACAATACAGTTAGAGATAACGAAGATGTTGATAGAATATTTGAACGTGCTGATTCGTGGATGGGAAATCAAAGTAATAAATCCAGTTTTGGAGTTAGGGGGAATGCATAGTGAGTTTGCATATTGTTGTCGACGGAGTTTTTGATTCAGATATGTTACTAGCGGTTGCAGATCGTCCCAAAATTTCAAATCCAGATTTTGAGTATGAATCAGAATATGTCGAAGGACGAAACGGAAGTTTGAATCGTCTCAAGTACATTAAGGATGTGACGCAAAAGGTTCAATTTAATATTTTGGAGAATTTTAATGTCAAAAAAAAGCTACGACACATAAAGTCGTGGCTTTTCAATTGTCAGAAGATTTATTTTAGTGATGACATAGTTTATAGAAAAGTTAAACGGGTTCAAATAGGCGACATTGATAATGAAATCGCTGAGTACGGTTCATTTGAAGTTTCATTTATTTGTGATCCTTTTGAATATCTACGTGATGAACGTGAAATTACGGTAGAGAAATCTGGAACCATTTATAACCACGGAACTGTATTTTCATTGCCAAAAATGGAAATATTGGAGAGCGGTCAGGGGACGATTACGATTAATGGTTCACCTGTAAAGCTGAACTTGGCCGTAGAACACGCCTATATGGACTCCGAAATTCAAGAAATTTACAAAGATGACAAGAATTTAGGCTTATCGATGATAGGCGATTTTCCTAAGTTAAACCCTGGTAAAAACACGATTGAAATTAGTGGTGGATTGAACTCGATAAAAATTAAAGTAAGGGAGAGATATTTATGATTAGACTCTTTCCTGAAAATGCTACTGAAGAACAATTCAAAACTAATGGGATTGCTGTTCTTGATAATGGAGTTAAATCTAATTCCGTCGAGTGGACAAAAAATGGAATGTACAGTTTTGACTTTGATTATTTTAGTAGTGCCAAGTTTAGCAGCTTAATCAAGGGTGACATGATAGTTATTGCACCGACACCTCTTGGAGACCAACCATTTAGAATTCATAAAGTAACTGAGCAAATTGGATTCACAAAAGTAGAGTGCTATCACATTTTCTATGACCTAGCTTCAAATTTAATTGAGGACTCTAATTTTGTTAAATCCACTGGTAAAGCATTGATGGCAAGATTCAATGCAGCATTTCAGTATTCGACTAAATTTAGATTTAGTTCTGATATTGAAGATGTTACTAATTGCCGAATGGTCAGAATGAATCCAGTTCAGGCGCTTCTAGATACATCAAAAAGTAATACTTTTATCAACCGTTGGGGTGGAACTATTTATCGTGACGGTTATGATGTGAAAATGCTGAAAGCAGTTGGTGAAGATAGAGGTTTCCGAATAAATCATGGCAAGAATTTAACAGGATACGATCATCAAATCGATTGGGAACCTATGGCAACAAGAATAATGCCCATTGGGTTTGATGGTTTAATGCTTCCTGAAAAGTACGTCGATAGTCCCTTGATTGATAAGTATGAAAATGTACGAATCAAGACGGTAGATTATCAGGATGTTAAAGCTCAAGATGCAAATTCCACTTTGAACCAAGATGGTGCGGTTCCGAAAGAGCAAGCCTATGAGCAGTTAAGAAATCTTGCTAAAAAAGAGTTTGAAAAGAATGATGCTGATAAGCCAACAATTAATATCAAAATTCAGTTTAAAAATCTAGGCGATACAAGAGAGTATATTCAGTTCAAAAAGTTGGTAGACGTTCGCCCATTTGATGTCGTTCATGTTCAATTAAATGATTTTGACATTAAAGATAGCATCGTCAGCTATAAATTTGATGCTTTAACTCAGGAATATACCGAAATCGAATTGGGAACCATTACTAGAACCGGACTATCCGACAAAGCTAATAATACTGAAGCAAGTATTAACGACGTTAAAGATGGTATGGACAATATTCAAGGTGATTTGGATAATACCAAAAACGATTTAGAAAACAGTAAAAGTGAATTGAAAGATATCCGTTCTGATCTGCATGATTATGATGCTCACATAGATGATTTGACATCACAAATTGATGATAATCGGGATAATATTTTTAACTATATTAACCGTCCTGGTAACGGGGTAATCAAATTTAGCCCTGATCGTGATAATGCGACAGACATGACAATTGAAAGTAGCGCTGGGAGTAGATTTAGATTAAACAGCTACGGCATTTCATATGATGGTTCAGGTAAAACAGCCATGGATAGTCGTGGATATATCTATGCAGATAATTTCATAGGTCACAGTATGAGCAGTGTCTATATGGAAGGTGGAGAGCTTCATGGCGCCCGAATTACAGGCGATACTTCAATTGATTTAGCTGGAGATAATGGAAATGTCGTTTCTCTTTCTGGCTACGGAATGACATCACCAAGAGCAACTATTTGGCAACTTGATGGAGTTCAAAAAATGAACATTGTAAATGGCGGATATTTAATGGTTGGTGGAGCTAATCTTTGGGGTGATGGTACCGGAAGATTATTTGTTGGACCAACAGGCAACGTGTCAGCATCACTAAGGATACTAAATCAATCAGATCTTTAAGGAGATTAACATGGAAAAAAAGGAAAAGACGTTTGGCCAAAAAATGATTGAAAATTTGACTTATAAAATTGCAAATCTCGAAAGAGATAATTCTGCACTTTTCGTGGAAAATCAAGATTTGAGAATTGAAAATGCAAAGTTGAAATCGAGTAAGGGGGTAAAGAAATAAATGTATATCTACATAAAGACTGATAAACGTGGAGTTGTCACTGATTTTGAACACAATTCAGATGCCACAGAAGATGATTGGCCAATGAATTTTTATGACTTCTCTACTACTAATCCCGATTTGGAAAAAGAGGGTTACATTAAGACGTATTTGGGTGACGGAGAGTACAAAATGTTTGAGGATTATCACGATCTTTATACATACTCTGAACATTCTCTACACCAGCCTTTTAATATCCCACAACCAAGTACAGCAATTTTGCAAACTCAACTTGGTGCTGTAGCAGCAGAAGGACAAAAAAATGGCAGTGATCTCAATGAAGTGAAGTCACTGCTGAAAGAAATTTTAGAAAAGGAGTGATTTAATGACGGTTAAAAAAATCACACTCAACACAGAGAAAAAAACACCGATTTATGAGTACCCGATTACTCTACGTCAAGGAGATACATCAATTCAGATTCCTGTTGATCTTGAGGAGGATTTTAGTGAAAAGGATTTAACGAAAACTAAATTAGGATTCTATTCAGATAAACCAGATGCAACAACGATTGAAGATGATGAACAAAGTCATTTTCAAATTGGTGCTGATAAGAAGTCATTTACGTATACGTTTCCTGATGAACTAACTGATGCCTCAGGATCAACAACCAATACGTACTTTAAGATTGGTAATGATTCTACCTCCAACTTCTATATCCATATTTTGACCAAAGCCGGCATGGAGAAACTGGAGTCGGGAGATTATATTTCTAAAGTTGATAGAATATTTAACCATGTTATGTCGGATTACACTGCTATCAATGACCTTGCTGAAACCGGTAAAGGAACATTTGATACAGCATTAGCGGCTTCTAAAAAACAAATGAAAGATTTAATGGATAATCTTAATGCTAAATATGTTCAGTTTATTAACTCCAAGACCACTGAATTTAAAACTTATTTAGCTAATCTGGACAAGCAAGCAGCTGATGTTAAAAATAAATATACCGCTTTGAAAACTCAACTAGATGCCTTAGAAGTTCCTGAAATTGGAACTAGAAACTATCTTTTAAATTCATTAAAGGAAGTTTTTTATGCCGGTCAAAATATACAAAATCAAGTAATTTATCCTTGGACCTTTTCTTTTGGACAAATAAGTGGAAATGCTGTTGTTAATCAAATAGCTACTTTCAGTGTAGATTGGAGGGTAGATAAGGTAACTACTACTGGGTATATGGTTCCTCAAGTAAATGCAAAACCTTGGCAGATAAATGGAGAAAATCAAATTAAACCAACAGCTGAAAAAATGTCAGGGCACTATACTTATACATTTAGAATTACTGAGGATTTGAGCAATTCGTTATCGACAATGTTAGGGTTTCAAGTTAACTACATTGATGGAACCATTAGGTTTAAAAATGCTCAATTAAAACTCAGTAACGTTGAAACAGATTTGACCATTGCTCAAGAAGATTTTTTAAATGACACATATAATTTGCTTCCAGACTCTAAAGAAATGACTTCTTGGGTTAAAAAAATGACCTCAGTTGAGCTTCAACAAGATACTGATGGATACAATATGATTCACATGTTTGGAAATTATTCATCATACTATACAGTCGTCTCACTAAAAAAGGGAAAAGAGTATACCTTTAGTGGTGATTTTAAGATGTACAATAATGGGCCAATATCACTTGTTTTTTATATAAGTGATTTGGACAATCCTGATAGTGATGTTCAAGGGATAATAATTTCAGATGTTGGAGTTAAGTCGTGGACTAGAATGTCAGTAACCTTTGAAAATAAATATATGATTCAAAACGCTATGGTGAGGGTAGAGGCTCATGGAAATTGGGAAGGAATTGGAGGTTCTGTTTTTGCTAAAAAATTGCAATTAGAGCCAGGCTTGACATCACGTCCTTGGGGCCCTAATCCTTTAGATCCAATGGTTTTACAAAAATCTAAAATTACGGCTGATAATGGTTCTTTTGAAATAGCACTCCTTAATAATGAGAATAAAGATTTTAAGGAATTAATAACAAAATTACCATTAGGTTTTCATACTATATATTGTCAGGCAGGAGTTAAAAATAATCCTAGTGGCGATAGTATGTCAGTTAGAGGATGGGTTCATATTACTGATTCAGATCCGAACGGATACTCATTGGGATATGGGTATTTTGTAGAAACTGGGTCAGGACCTGTTAAAGCCTGGACGGTCTCGGTTAATTGCCCACAAGGAGCTACCGCATTCGATTCATATGTGGTGTTTAATGAAATAATCACTATTACCAGTTCGGGAAGTGTTTTTAAATCAGGCAATCAGATTCTTACAAAAGATTCCAATTGGGATGATTATGTAAATCCTGGGATATACCTGGTTCAAGGTGCCAGCGGTGGTAATAACATACCTACTAGTGCTGGGAACACTTGGGGCTATTTAATGGTTCTAAATGGTTCACCATCAGGAGGGGCAGTCCAAATATACTATAACTGTGTTGATACACCAGTTGCTCTTTATATGCGTGGAACTCGTGGCACTCCTTTGACCTGGAGTCCATGGATTAAATTAACAACACTAGATTCATTAAATGGAAAAGCTTTAAAACTCAAAGACTCTGCAGGCAAAGAAATAACTTATACAATCACAGGTCTAAGTTAGGAGGTAGAAAATGAAGCTAGAAACTTATAAAGCATTACCAATTAATCGAAGTCCAATTCGATTACTGAAGCGTGATTATTTAGCAAGAATGGATTTTGACCTTGTTGGTTTCCCATCCGGTACTGTTATTAAATTCAAAGCCTTACTTCCAGATGGTCAAGAATATGAAGACAACGATTCATCTCACTTTAGAATTTTAGGCAGTCAATTAACATATCGAATTCCAAGAAGTTTAAGTGAAAGCTCTGGCAGTTTAGTCAGTGCTTTTTTTGTTATCAATAATATAGAGAGTTCAAGGCTACTAATTCACATCACAGAACCAAACGACATCAAATCAAATAATTACATTGGTCAAATGGATCGCATTATGAATCATGTTCTGTCAGATGCAATTTTAATTAATGAAATTTCGACTAATGGGTCAGGAATTATTGATGCTAAAACAGATGAGCTAATTAAACAGATCACTGATTGGACAAACACCACATTAGCAAAGGTTAAGACAACTGTTAGTAGTTCTCTGGCATCTATTGCTGATGTCAGAGCCGTAATTGATAAAGAGATTGACGTTGATAGAAATAACTTTACAAGCAAAATGACTGATGTCCAATCAAACATTAATAAGGCTAATGAAACGATGCAATCTCTAACTAAAACGCTTGATGCAACTAAAGCTGAAGTAAATAAGATTGATGTTGTTCAAATGCAAAATGATGCTAAATCTGCTAAAGATGCTGCTAATGCAATTCAAAGCAAAATGGGGAATGTTCCCACTGGTTCAACTGTTATGAGTGAAATTAGCAAAGCTCAATTGGTAACTGGTGCGACCGTTAATGGTAAAGACGTTGCCATCAGTAATAAGAGGTTACAAATTACATTGCCTAACCCAGACCTAAGTTCATATGTAAAAACCTCAACATTGAATTCATATGCTAAGACAACAGATGTTGATACGAAATTAAAAGATTATGCAAAAAAAGGTGAAATAGTCACTGAAGGAACGATAGTAACTAAGACACCTTTATATAGAAGTACGAATTTGTGGGTACAAAGTAAGAATAATTGGCAAAATCCGAAGGATATGAGTGGTGGATCATCATTCCAACTAGACACTGACTTTAAACCTAGCGATTTAAAAAATGGCATTTTTATAGGAATTGACAAACATTTAATAACTGATAATACAACATATCCCGTTGCTTATATGCCTTCACTTTCTGGATTAATTATCCCTAAAGATATTGCTAAGTTTAGTGAAACTAATTTTTATTATTTTATTAGTAAAGAAGAAATTCAGGCAGCCCTTATAGCTGGAAATTACATACTAGTTAATGAACCACTTGATGGAAGTGTTTTAAGAGATAGAGACGGTAATTTAGCGGGAGTAAGTAGTTGGAATGGTGATAGAGGTCAAATTAAATTAGTTTTCGGTGATTCTAATGATGGAAAAATTGAAAATTTATTTATTCAAGTATGGCTACCATCAATTAAGTATTCCAGTTTGACAATTAATGTTATGAGCTTTCCAGTAATAGATGAAGTAATTGCAGTTTAAAGAAAGAAGTGATGTGAATTGAGATATTTGAAAAAGAACCATTCGTGGTTCCTTACAGGGATGGAAACCTTAGCGTTAGGATTAATATTCCTTGGAACTGGTAATTTTATTGATAGACCATCAGCAGCCCCAACATTTATCGCTACTGTGGATGATCCACCATTTGCTATAGCATTGATAATTATTGGGCTATACGTGATGTTTTCTTGTTTAGGAGTTTTAACAAAGTCGGTAAAAGACATTATTGTATTTTTACTCCTTTTTGTTTGGACTTTCTATCTAATTATCTTTGCGATTCATGATTTTAATGCCCCCGTTTTAATGCCAAAATTTACCACTATATTTATCTTGTTTATAGATATTCGAATACTCTTTGAAGCATTTTGGAGTGAACCTTAGTGGGTCAGGAAACGATAAGAACTTTACTATCTGCTATTAGTGGGGCGGTAATAACGGGGATTTTTGGTGTGTGGTTACAACGGTTGAAAAATCAGGGATCTAATGAAGGTGTCTATGCGGATCACACGAATGACCTTTTCGAAAGATTGGATAGAATTACTAATGAACGTGATGATTTAAAAGAACAAGTAATTGAATTGAAAGCGCAAGTTCAAAAGTTAAATAGTGTGATTGATTCATTGAATAAACAAATGGGGAGTCTTACTTCTCAAGTAAGTAAGTTCACCGAGCAGGAAGAGGAAAAATAAATGCAAATTATTGAAGGATTAAATTTGATTGATGTAGCACAGCTAACAGTCATTGCTATCTTGTGTTATGTATTAACAAACTCAGTTAAAAATACGAAGACCATTGACAGCAAATGGATGCCGTTTGTATCAATGGGTTTAGGACTGGTGTTGGCAATTGTAACAGCACTAGTATTTCACGATAAGGAAATTGGAAAAGCAATTATTGCTGGTTTATTAATTGGTGGTTGGACATCAGGGATGTTTGATGGAGTTCAAGGATTTTTAAATGACGGAGGAAAATCTGAATGAAAAAAAGAAAAATAACATATATTGTAGGTCTGCTTGCCGCAGGTCTATTTTTTTGCACAACAAATGTGGATGCTGCACGAACTGACATTGTTGATGTATCTAATCACAATGGGTATATGACTGTGGCTAATTTTCAAGATATGCTAAATAATTATGGTGTTAAATCAGTGATTACTAAAATTTCTGAAGGTATTTACTACCATGATTACACAGCAGCTAATAATATTAATACTGCTCAAAAGGCAGGACTTTATATCAATGGCTATCATTTTGCACGATACACTAGTGTTCAAGGTGCGATTGCTGAGGCAAACTATGCTGCTACAATGGCTAAATCAGACGGTCTACCAATTGGTTCTGTATTAGTTACAGATGTTGAAGCTGAACAGCAAAATGGATTAAGTCGTGCTCAGAATAATGCTAATAACAAAGCTTTTATGGATCAAGTGGCTAAATATGGATATCGCTCAGATATTTATACTATGTCTAGTTGGTTAGGAAATAAGATGGATATTAATTCTGGAGGCTGGATTGCAAGTTATCCTTATAATGCTTCGGGAAAAAATTGGTATTCAAATACTCATGCTTGGCAGTGGGGGAGTACATATCGCTTTAACGGGAGCTATGGTAATTTTGATGTTTCTCAAAGCTATGATGACTTTTATACAGCCAATCAATCTGCTAAAGTTGATCCACGACAAACAATCAGTAATGTTGTTTCTGTAAAAGGAAACGACTATAAGGCTTATACGACCTATAAAGCTGATGGAACTCCAAATGTTGGAACAAATGTAGTTTCCGCTACGGATTGGCTATCTGGTGGTATCAAAGTAATTAATATGAAGCCTTATTTCTTAATTGGTGGAAACATTTATCTTCCACAATCATCAACAATTTTCAAAGAAAAGGTAGTTGTTAATTATAGTTCTGACTATGGCGTTCTTGCGTATACTTCAAAGGGGCAATCTATTAAGGATTCAAATAAAACATTTAAAGGTGGTACAGAATGGAAAACTTTTGATACTTTGTATGATATTCCTAATGTCGGCTGGTGCTATAAGGTTGCTACTGATATGTATATTCCATTAAATTATATGCAGGGATCAGGATTTAAAGGTTAGTTTCGACATTTCATTAAAAGTGCATAAAGATATTACCAAAGTTAATTGCTATATTTAAAGAGTACAATTTGATTATTTTTTTGACGATAGTAAAAAGCTCTCACTCTAACAGGTGAGAGCTTTTCTTATTTGAGTTTATTTTCGCGTTCATCCAATAAATTACGAAGTTCCTTAATGTCATCGATGTTTGATCTATTTTTAATAAAGTATAAAATATATTTTTCCCTTAGAACCATGGTTAAAAAACAGACTATTCAGAAATATTGAATAGTCTGCTTTTAGATGATTTCATTTGAATGAGTTCTGCATTTTAATTATTATTTAATTTAATCTTGAATGACTTGGTTTAAGAAAGAATCAAAAGTAAAAGATTAAGAGGTTTAATAAATATCCCTTCATCTTTGAAGAATAGATAAACTAACTGGCAAATGAACTGATTAATTGTAGGCAGGGGTCAACCCTTTACCGACTGATTTTCAGAAGGTGCACCTTTGGTGCACTTTTGTTGCTTGAGACCCTATGTAATAGGAAGGAACTACCCCGATCACCGGTATTAAGCGATTAATATCAGTTAGCTCTAATCATTGTTAAATCAATGGTTAGAGCTTTTTTTGTAGATTTATTAAAAATAAGTATTTGAAATACTAAATTAAACTATTGTAAATGACTGAGTAAGGTGTTTTAATATATTCGAGAGCAACGATATTGCTTTTTATTTTTCAAATCTTTTAAAAAGTATAATTAATACTTTTTTTGAAACAAAAGGTGAAATAATGATAACAGAAAAAGAGAGAGTACGTGGTAGATTAAGAAGAACCCTTACTCAAGTTGGTTTCGATATACCAGATTTAGAAAAATGTATTTTTATTGTAGCAATCTCTTATCTATCAAGCAGCGGTAGATGTAAATTATCTAAAAATGGAATTAGTCGAAATTTTTCTCAATTAATAGATTCTAAGGATATTGAGGTGTTAGAACCGGTTATTCCAGTAATCGAACTTGTAACAGATAATATTTCCTCGGACATTTATCAGCATATTGTCGATTGTGTTGATGAAATGAATGGAGAAGATATAGGATTATTTGTCCAAGAATATTTCAATGTGAACTCTAGACGTCTATACGATGAAATTGAAACGCCTAATGATATAAATGATTTATTGGTAAGATTAGCTAATATAAGAGCAAACGATACCGTTTTAGACCCTAGTTGTGGAATTGGGGGGACTTTACTTACAATCATTAAAAATAATCCTCAACAGCGTGTATATGGCCAGGATATAAACCCACTACGTGTCGCTATTGCAGAGATGTTATTAGATATTAATGGTTCAACGAATCATCAGCTTTTTGTGGGTGACACTTTATCAGATCCCCAATATGTTGAAGATGGTAAATTGATGAAATTTGATGTAGTGATTACGGAACCGCCATTTGCCATGCAATTCCCCAGAGGTCTAAATGATATAGATAAGTACGATAGATACTCTTTTGGGAAGGTTCCATATGGAAAGGCTGATTGGGGCTTTATCATGAATGCTATCAGTTCTTCTAAAAAGTCATCTGGTCGAGTAGTATTATTGCTTCCTACTGGAGTTCTGTTTAGGGGAGGATTAGAACGAGATATTCGTCATAATGTTTTGAAAGAAGACCTCTTTGAAACGGTAATTTCTTTACCTGGAGGGCTGCTCTTTAATACATCAATTCCGACTAGTGTCTTAGTATTTAATCGAGATAAGACGATTGAGCATAAAAATAAAGTTCTGTTCATAAAGGTTTCTAAGGAGGAAACGTTACAAATTCGTCGTAATTTGTGGTTAAAATCAAATGAAATTGAAAAGATTGTAACTACTAACCGTAATTTAACGGAAATAGAAAATTATTCTTTGTTAGTACCAATTGATCAAATTTCGGATGACAGTATGATGGTTGAAAGATATATTAAAAAAACGGTGTATAACTTCGACGACAAAAAGTATTTAATTAATTTAATTGATTATTATAGCGGGGATACGGTCCCATTAGAGAATATTTCTAAAATAGATCGTGGTTACAATATGATCTCTAAAAATGAAAGTTTGCAGGGGAAATATTGGATCATGAGAATTTCAGATATGAATTCGACCGGAATTAGTTATACAAAAATGTCTCGCGGTGACGTTGAGGAACGGACTAAAGTTGATAATTACGAATTACAAAACGGTGATATTGTAATGGCCGTTCGTGGTTCATTCAAATTGTTAAAAGTTGAAGATATTCGCCCAAACACATTGATTAATAGCAATTTAGTTAGATTAAGGGTCAATTCCAGTGTATATGATTCACAATTTTTGAAACTGTTTATAAATAGTCCTATCGGTAGGGCTCAATTAGAAGATATTATGGTAGGTACAACGGTTCGACAGATACCTATAAAGAGTCTGAGTCAATTTGAAGTACCTAAAGTCGATGTAGATAAACAAAAGAAATTTGTTCAAGATTATTTACATAAAAGTGATGAAATTAAGGTAAAAATGAGGCAATTACAAGATTTACAAGATAAATTTAACCAAGAATTGTATCAAAAAATGGGCTTAGGTGGCCTATATCAAGTTGATGACGGAGGAAAAGACAAATGATTTATAATTTCTATGGCTTTATTATAATTTTGAATGATTCAGACAATAAAATGATTTATCGATATGAGAATGTTAAACGTCCAGATGAAGTCAGTTATAAAAATAATGAACAGTATGTTAAGGAATATAATAATGGAGATGCTGCTGCAATGACCAAGTTGATAAAGGCTAATAGTGGATTAATTCATAGTTTGGCTGGCCGTTATTCTCATTATTTAGGTTCGAGTCTATCTGAAGAAGATTTGGTTCAGGTTGGCTATATTGGCCTGATGAAGGCCGTTAAACGATATGATCGTAATCATGATAATAAGTTTTCAACATATGCTTATTGGTGGATCAAAAAAGAAATGTTGAGTGAAAAGGACAGTGTCAATTCAATAATCAGAATTCCCAATCATAAAGCAACGGCTGCCAAATTAATTAAGTCACTTCGAAATCAAAGCATGGACCTGTATGGGAAAATAGATGTAGCTTGGATTTGTCAAAAAGCCGATATTACTAAAAAACAATACCGACGTTTGATACAAGTTGACCAAGAAAAATTGAAACCAATGAGTTTGAACCATCCAATATCCGATAATGAAAGCAGTCAATTAGCCGATATTTTACCGGATACAAAACAAAGTATGCAGGCTATTATCGAGAATGATTTTCTAAGAGAAGACCTATACAAACAATTGCATCAACGTTTAACTTCAAGAGAAGTTAAGGTTATTATTGAACGCTATGATTTTGATAATCAAGGTCAGCGAACTTTATCGGTAATTGGACAGGAAATAGGAGTTACTAAAGAACGTGTTCGTCAAATTGAAAAACAGGCTATTGATAAATTACGTGATATAGATGGATTAAAAGACTATTTCTTTAATAATTAATGTGATCCACTAGAACGGAGACAGCGCTTTTGTCGAGATATTTATCGTTGAAATTTTGTTTCTTACTAATTTTGGTTTTACCATTTAAGAATCCTTGGATTGTTATCCTTTGATTCTTTTTTATTTTGTGGTCAAGTTTAACGGAGGTAACAAAATACTGGTCACTGGTGCTCAAGGGTACCAATAGTAGATTGGTTTTACCAGAATTATCGGTATGAAAGTCTTTAATGTAAAAATTATTTAAAGTAATACTCATGAAAAGGATATTGCTATCATATTGTTGCATAGAAGTTATATCCAGTTTTTTCATAATATTTGGATATTTTGATTCAGTTCTTGATGACTTTTTTCTTTGTGCTGCTTTAATTACATTATTAGATTGGTTATTGATCAAATTATTGTATGGAATATTTGTACCACCAAAAATGGTTAAACCAGTTAACAGGGCAATCTTCTTTCTATTCAT